CTCCGTATGTGGAGGTTCTGGAGCAATCGGTGCGAACTTAATAAGATGGTCAAACTCAGCAGGTAAATCTTTTGCTCTAGTATGCCTTATCAGTTCTCCGTTAACCTTTATGATGAACTCACCTTCCAGATTTTCCATAGGTCTAACATATTCTGAGTTATTTAGAGACCTACGACGCGATTTTTGGGAATCGCGATTTTTTGATCTCTACCAGTATTCCTCTTCTGGTTCAGAGGGGGGATATATATCTTGCTCTATCCATTTGATACGTCTTTCTTGATCGCATACAACATCGACCAATTTCTCATAATCGTCAGAGCCAGGTCTTTTCATGAGTAACCTAGACTTCTTAACTTTCTCCTCAAGAGCGACAATTCTACCGAGAAGTTCTTCGTTTGATAAATGAGAGTTCATAGTTAGTAAAAATAGTATGATGGGTTTTAACTTTACTTTCTAAGTAATTAACTATATCTTTTAGTTCTTGTATTTCTTCTTTTAACATATCTATCTGAGAAAGATGGTGTTCTTCAAGTGTTCTCTTACCAAACTCAGTATAGTAAATGTGGGGTTGCCTGTCGTGTAAATTGTCCCCTGACATGTATCACCTCCGTGGTTATGTTGATTGAATCACATCAAACCTCCATCCAATAGCATTGATATAATCGAAAGTGTCATAGAAATCAAAATTGTCTTTGTTTTCGTATTTGTAATCCCCAAGAAATGCTCTAAGGTCTTCTAAAGACACAAAGGTTCCTTGCAAGTTTGCCTTCTGATCATACAGAGCGTACTTCATGTTTGATTGTGAGTGGTATTGTACTATGTATTATATCATGATATCAACACAAGTGTCAACTGTAACAAAGATAACCTACGATACCACTTGGTAGTTCATATAATACATGCATATCTTTCTCTATCTTCTGAGACATATACTTTGCTATCTTTCCCTTCTTCCATTTGGTGTATGCTTCTTTCTGACACCATAGATCATAGAATATATCCTTATCGTCAGTAACCTCATCTGGATGGAAGTATCTTTTTGAAAGTGCTTCAAACCTCCTATCTCTCATTGTCTCAATATCCACTCCGAGTTCTTTGAACCCAACTGCAACAACAGCATATGTGCTAGTGTCTGATTTATTCCAATGTAACGTTACTGGTTGTTTGCAGTTCAGAGGGTATCTGCAAAGAAATTCTCTGAGGGCAGCTTTGACCATACCATCGGAGGGATGGTTCGGTTCGTCGATGTGATCAAACAAATAGACGCACGAAATTTTGTCAGAGTATATCTGATTCACTCAGGGCACTCTCTGGTAGTTCCAGTTGCTTCTGCTTCTTCGAGAACTGTATACTGGATTGCTGTGATATCCCATGCCATGTCGTTGACCTTGCGTTGGGCATCATATTCATTATCTGCTGATACTCTCACCCACGTCTTGTAGGTGCATTTTGTTTCTACGTCGAACTCTTTCATGAAAAATACCTGAGAAAAATTTTTTGAAAAATTATATATTTTATATCACGCTCGCGGATGCAAGACTTTATAGCTTGGATTGCGTATGGATGTTAAGCTACGGACACCGATAAAAAACCCCCCTAGGGGGGGCACTGGGTTAACACTGGTTAGAACTCATCGCGAAACAACTGGTAATAGAAGTCGTCATAGATGCCGAACTGGTACGCTGTGTCGCTTAGGGTTTCGTTCTGATCCCAACCCCCGCCAACTGTGGCGGGTGTGTGGTGGTAGCAGTCGAGGACTGCTTGGTAGGTCTTAGCGTTCATTACTTAACCTCCATCCACTTGAATTCTGAAATAGAACCGACTTTCCAGATTGTAACTGGTTCGCCTAGCAATTCTGCCTGTCTCTCTGCGTGACGCTTTGCGTCTGCGAAGTGTGATCCGTCGAATATGTCTGCCCAGATCTTGACTTCGTTTCCGTAGTGTGAAGGTTGGATTGCCCAAGTAGTCATGTTTGCTCCTTTGTGGTATGTATTTATTATAGCAGTGCAGAGGTAGGCATCAAGGATATTGATGCCTTTCTGTAACAATTGTTTACAGTTCATTGATGCACTCCATCATTTCGTCGTAGTCTGCCTCAGTCCACTTTGCACCGTCTGGGGTCTGATTCATTCCGAACTCTTGCATCTCTATAATGAAGTCGAACCATGAATCACAATTCCTAGCGATGTTGTAGAGTCCTTCATCGCCTCCGATCCATAAGGCACAGTTCCAAGTTGTCCAGTCTGCCCAACCGTTGTAGTCGCCTCTGGTTTTGTCATCTGTGAGATTGAGTTCTTGTTGAAAAGTCATAAATGCTTTAATCTTTGTTATCCATATTATAAAACCTGTACCATCGTACTGCAAGTACAAATGATACAGGTTGATGTATAGGTGACGTGGGGTTAACTCGTCTAGGTTTCACCTAGGAACCCAAATTTACGCTATGGGAATCGCTTACACCTGTACCCCTACTGACAGTTTGGAATAACTACTCTACTGAATAGTCCTGATGTTCGGGCATAGCAACCAGCTGAGTCACCTATTATGTGTGGACTTACATTATCCTAACTCCTTTGCGAAGTCTAATTAAAATGCCACGGGATTAATGGCGGTCGCTTATGTACCACCTCCCTGTAGGTGCTTCTAATGTTTTAAAATCCCTTAGTGCCATTTCGTCAAGTACAGCAATTAGTACAGGATCATTTGCTGCGTTGTCGTTCATGAGTACACGTCCTTGATAGTAAGGTTTTAATGTGTTGTCAAACATGGCGTTAGTTGTTTTGTTCATGTTTCTATTATAAGGGAAGATCTAGAATACTGCTATGTACATATGATACATGGTATAATATGTTACAACAGAGCACCTGGTGTTAGAAACACCAATAGTACTGTAATAATTGTTTCAAGAATACGCTTCATGTTAGGACAAATTGGGGGTTATGTGTGGTAGAATATAAGTAGCAATCTTGATTAAATTGCTTCTTATATCGTGCTCCGATATCGTGCAGTGTTTGAACTATGGATGCATCATCCGTAGACACTGAGAGAATCATGCACTGTTCCAACTCACCTCGATAAATACCCGTGCCTTCAGTAATCGTCGCATACTCAAGAGATGTGCAAACCTCATTACGTACGAAGTCTAACCACATTTGCTTAGTGACTTTACCGCTGTTAGGGATGTTTCTACCTAGGGTTATTGAATGAGTTTGCATCATAATGTGAGAACTTCTGAACTGATTCCATTATAGACAGTGTAAGGTCCTATCACCCGTGCTCATGTGCCACTTATATTTCTGTCCACTGGCACCTTCCATAACCCGCATATGCATGTATTATATAAGAGTACACATAAAAGACATTACAAAATGATCTTACGTCAAGTCGGTAGCAACCAAACCGAACTCTCTTTCAATAATGGAACAACACTCTTCTTTTCATACGAAACACCTGTTGCAGGTTTCAGTCCTAATGACGGGCATTTTCGCACTAGTACTTACTACTCAAGAACTACCAGTAAGCACATTAACAACTATATGCAACACGTAAGCAATCCAAAGATTGTTTCAGATGATTACATTGTTTCACTATGTCACCCAGAGGGTTTATAATAGTAATATGAACAAAACTACTAAACCAGAGTGGACACGCTCTTTAAACGTCACCGAAGCAGAGGAAGCAGTCCTCGTAGAAATGATCACATTTTTCAACGACATGGGGTGGATAAATGACGACACCCAAGACGCATACGACACACTTGTAGACAAGGTATGCGATCCTTCACCTTTCGACTACTCAGTTACTGAGTAGTCTTTGTTACATTTTATACATTGTATCATATGTACCTAGCATTACCTTACGCTATCCTCTATAATAGAATCAAACAACAAAGGAAAACCAAACATGAGTTGCCTACAAAACGAACTACTACTTGAGCAATGCTTCGACACAGCATGGGAAGACTTCAGAGTTCATAATGAACTAACAGTCGAGATGATGGAAGACTTATGCTCATTCTCTCAGGGAACAGTTGACGCTATCGAGAGAAAAGCAAGACAAATGTTCGAGGACATGATACAGTAACCTGTATCATTTGTTCTTTCATTCTTCAGCGATCTTCGCTATACTTAAACTAATTCAATACAGCATTTATGCCAAACCATTGCCACAATCGAGTCACTTTCTACAGTGAAGATACTACACTTATCACCAAACTACATAACATCTTCAAGAGTGATAACATTTTCACCCAGTTTATACCCGAACCAGACTGGAAGACTACACCAAATGAAAAAGGTGAACTACCTATCCAACCCGAACCAGATAGCATGTTCCCTCCACAGTTCCCAGACGGTACAACTGACGATCGTTGGTATTCATGGAGACTT